AGAATACCTCAGGATGGAACCTTTGATCAATTGGCTCCTGTAAGAGCGTTGGTTAGAGATTTTCCGAACGAGGTCTTCTATTCTTTTGACTTGAAAGCGGCCACAGATAGAGTGCCATGGGAGGTGCAAGTAGCTCTACTGAACCAACTTTTACCGAGTTCCATGGGTGATTTATGGGGGAAACTGCTGAGGGATCGTGATTTTTATTACGATCTCTCTTCAGACCGCTTTGAGACCATTGAGGTCGAGAAGGGGCTACCGCGCTGTGGAATAGTCCGTTACGCGGTTGGTCAACCCATGGGGGCCTATAGTTCTTGGGCGATGTTGGCTCTGGTTCATCATATGATAGTCCAGTGTGCTGCGCGGGAGGTAGGGAAGACCGGTTGGTTCACGGCCTATGCCATTCTAGGAGACGATGTGGTGATCGCAAACCGCCTCGTTGCCTTGCGGTATAGGGATATATTAAAGGGTTTAGGGGTCCGGATTTCGATTGCTAAGACCCTTGTGGGTCGAGGTAGTTGTGAATTCGCCAAACGGTTCTTTCTAAAAGGAAAGGACACGTCTCCAGTCTCGTTACTAGAATTCGCCTTAGGGAAGTTTCATCTTCCCATAATGGTTGAGCTAGTTCGGAAACTTGGGATGGTTTGGGAGCCTAAACTTTCTAGTGTAGTGCGTGCCGCAGGATTCGGATACAGGGCTCAGGGGCGGGTAACCAGCCCGCTCCCACGCCTGAATGGAAGAATCCTAGGGTTGCTGCTGGTCCTAAAAAGTCCAGGGGTTTCTCCTTGGTCCGTGGCTTCTTGGAGGGAGATGATAGATTTGCTGTCATTGAACCCTGAGAACCGCGATCCTTATGCCGTCTACCAATGTATTCGGGATAAGGTAACGATCTCTGTAGCTGAAAAGATCGAACGGGTTCGATCCTCGGTGCATGCCTTCCAATCAGAGTCTCTCGGAGACGTCTTTTTATGGGCGGTCATATACCGTAGGTTATATGTCGAGGTCTTGGAGTCCTTAGATGATTTAGGGCGAAGAGTTAAGCCGGTGGTCCAACTGGATCCGGTCGCTAAGGAGATGGTGAAGGGGAACCATGAATGTATGGATGATATTGTGTCGTTCATGCAGGAATGGTGGGCGGTAAGTGATGAGTTGGCGTCGTTGAAGGAGTTTCTTCCTTTCGATGTCCGAGCTAAGGAAACGAGGTTTCGGTCAAAGGAAGGTAAGTTGATCCGGTTAATGAAGTCATTAATCCGCGTCCTCCATTCCCCTTAGTAGGTGAAAGGGAGGTTAGTTCCTGCTTAAGCAGTAGATGTCGCTAGTGATAGTAGGACGGAAGCCATTATTGGGTGGTCGCTTCGGTGGGCCTTGCCCTTTCAGTGTAGATTGGAATTTGTAGTCTA